CTTACTGACGTTATGCAAACAGGTAAGTTAGCAGCTATTCAAACGGATAGACCTAAGTTTAAAATATTTGGATAGTTTTCATTCGTAAGTAGTTTTCCAGTATTTTGAGTGAAAACCATTTTTACAGGGAAAAGAATTTAGGTAAGGACAAGCCTACTTAAGACTCTTATGAGTCTTTTTTATTGTCTAATTTCAAGGAAAATATTATGAGTGACCAAGTCGCAGAACAGTCACCACAAAGCCGATTAGAGGCTATGCTAGGTGATAGTATTCAAACGGATGTAAAAGAACTAGATGTTCATGAGCAACCAGTAGAAGAACCACAAGAAGAAGCTGAAGTACCTACAGAAGAAACATCTGAAGATACAGACGCTGAACCTACAGACGATAACCCTGATGACCAAGCTGAAGAAGAAGAACAGTCTGAAGAAGATGAAGTTCCAGCTATCTTAAAGCTAAAGGTCAATGGTGAGGAAGTAGAAAAACCTTTAGAAGAGGTTGTAGCATTAGCACAACAAGGCTTAGACTACACACAAAAGACACAACAAGTCGCAGAGCAACGTAAAGAGCTAGAAGCCTATGCTGAGAGTATTAAAGCTCAAGAGCAAGCCTTTCAAGAACAGATGCAACTTAATAACGTGTTAATAGAAGATGTAGCTAAAATTACAGCACTAGACCAACAACTGAACCAATATGCAAACGTGAATTGGCAGCAGTTATCTGATAGTGATTTTGTAGAAGCGCAAAAACTTTTCTTTACATATAACCAACTACAGCAAGAACGTAGTAATTTAGTTTCACAGTTTGAAGCCAAGAAGCAACAAGTCGTTCAGAAGCAAACGCAATTGATGGCTGAGAAGATAGCAAAAGGGAAAGAAGTTCTAGCTAAAGAGATACCAAATTGGAGTCCTGAGACTAACCAAGCATTGTTATCTACTGGCAAGGATTATGGTTTTTCTGATGCAGAACTCAACTCAATTGTTGACCCTCGTCACGTGAAGGTTTTGCATGACGCTATGCAATGGCGCAAACTACAACAAAAGGACTCAATTGTAAAGAAAAAGGTATCAAGCGCAAAACCAGTCGTGAAACCTGGAGCTAAAGATACCAAAGCGGAAGCTAATTCTAACCACCGTCAATTACGTGAGCAATTACGTAAAACAGGTAAGTCAGATGCAGCACAAAAACTTATAGAAAACATGCTTTAATTTACAAAGGAAACGATAATCATGGCAGCATCAGCAACCAATAGTTATACCGGTAAAGGTATAGCGGAGTCATTTGAAGATATTATCTTTGATATTTCTCCAGAAGATACACCATTGCTTTCATTAGCAAAAAGAATGTCAGCAGGTCAAACATACCATCAATGGCAAACAGACGCACTTGCAGCAGCAGGTACGAACACTAAAGTTGAAGGTGATGACGCTTCATTCGCAACATTACCTGCTACAACAGTATTAGGTAACTATACTCAAATCTCAAGCAAAACAGTTCAAATTTCTAACACTTATGACGTAGTACGTAAGTATGGTCGTAAGTCTGAAGTTGCTTACCAACTTATGAAAGCTGGTAAAGAACTTAAGCGTGATATGGAGTATGCAATTGTTCGTAACCAAGCATCATCAGCAGGTGGCGCAGCAACAGCTCGTTCATCAGCAGGTATTGAGTCTTGGATTGTTAATCGTGTATTAGCAACAGGTTCTACATCTGGTACAACTCCTGGTTTCTCAGGTGGTACAGTTGCAGCACCAACAGACGGTACTTCAGTAACATTCATTGAAGCAGACTTAAAGTCAGCATTACAATTAGCATGGGTAGACGGTGGTGAACCATCACTTATCCTTATGTCAGCTACAAACAAAGCTCGTTTCTCAGGCTTTGCTGGTATTGCTACTAAGTTCAACAACGTTCAAGGTACAACACAAGCTACAATTACTGGCGCAGCAGACGTTTACGTTTCTGACTTCGGTAATCATACTGTGAAACTTGACCGCTTCATGCGTGACCAAGCTGTTTTATGCGTAGACCCAGGCTATGTTGGCTTAGCTTCTCTCAGACCTATGTCTAAAGAAGAATTAGCTAAAACTGGTGACAGCACAAAATGGTTACTCACAGCAGAATACGCATTAGTGGTTCAAAACCCAGATGCACACGCTAAAGTACAAAACACAGGTGCTTAATATCTAGTTATGTTATAATGGAGGGAGTTAATTCTCCCTCTGTTATATTTTTATGATACTTTCAACATTTGAAAACAAAAACAAAACTGCTAATGTTTGTAAAATAGCAGGCGAATATGAAGTAATGTTTTATAAAGACAATTCATATTTAAACAGTCAAGTAGCATTGACAGAACAACAAGCAGAAAATATAGCTGAAGATTGGGTATTAAATGCCAATATTATTTGACCACAATAGCGTAACAGGTGTAAGTCAGTACTTTGACTATGACCCAGCTAAAGATACATATTACCTAACCTCTACTCAAGACTTGAGTGGCATGTTAGACAAGATTAAACAATCAAGAGATAACCCAGATGTTTGGGATAAAGGCGTTAAGAATGAATGGGCGCACTTTGCTAGTATTCCACCTGTAGTGGAAATGCAGTTAAAGCAAAAGGGTATAGATATATATAACCCTAACCAAACAAAAGAATTAATAAAAGAAATAAACGAAAACTATCCATACTTGAAACTAACTACAAAACGTGGATGATATTAAACAAGACTGGTCTTTTATAGACAAATGGTTTGATGACTACGGTCATACATTAGAGCCTAGAGAAATAGCAAGATGGGCTTACAGTAATGGAACATGGCAACAAGCTATAAAGACAGTACAAGATGATAGTTTATAGCGTTAAAGGTTTATTCAGCACAAGAAAACGTGTTGTTAAGACAAGAGAGTCTGACAAGAATAAAAGAGTTTACGATAAAATAAGTAAGCTACGAAAACAATGGTGGCACTTTAGGACTAGATGGACAGAGACGAATTAAAGAAAGTACAGTTAGCTATACATGACCTTATAACTAAGGAACAGTATGACTTAGCCATGCCACTTATTAATGAAGTGTTAATGGTATATCCTAATGATGCAGCTACACTAAACTTTGTAGGTTACATCTGGTTGCAAGGTGATAAGCCAGCATTTGCTTACCAATACTTCCGTAGAGCATTACAAGAACAACCAGGCAATAAAGCATTATGGACCTCTCTAGGTCGTGCATGTCACGAAATGGATATGTTTGATGATGCTATTAAATACTTCTTAAAGTCAGCAGAATTAGACCCTAATTACTCTTTAGCATACTCTAATGCAAGTGCTACATTAGTTCAAATGTCTAAATGGGAAGATGCAGAAAAGGCATCTAAAATGGCTCTAGAATGCGATACAAACGATTTAAACGCACAATTAAACCTAGCTCATAGTTACCTAGCCAAAGGTGAATGGGAAAAAGGTTGGGCAGAATGGAACAAGTCATTAGGTGGTAAGTTCCGTAAAGAATTAGTCTATGGTGACGAAGTAAGATGGGACGGTTCTAAAGACAAAACTATCATTATTTACGGTGAACAAGGCATAGGTGATGAAATATTCTATGGTTCATGTATTAATGACGCTATAGATATTAGTAAGAAAGTTTACATAGACTGTGACGAAAGACTAGAAACACTATTTAAACGTAGTTTTCCTAAAGCAGAAGTGCATGGCACTCGCAAAGCAGATAATGTGGAGTGGTTAAATGGAATTAATCTTGATGCAAGATGTGCTATTGGTGGTCTACCCCAGTTTTTCAGACCAACGAGCAAATCTTTTACTGGGACTCCTTTTCTAGTTCCTGATACTGAACAAGTAAATATGTGGAAGTCCATGTTTAAGACATGGGGTAAAACAGTAATTGGTATCACAACTAAAGGTGGTACATTTAGAACTAATGCTAAAGGTCGTCAACTTACAGAAGAAGACTTACAACCACTACTTAAACGCAAAGATATACAGTTAGTTAGCTTAGATTATAGCATAGAACGCAAAATTGACGGTATTAAGTACTTTGAATTTGCGACAGACGCAAAAGATTATGACGTTACAGCATCATTAATAGCTGCTTGTGACATGAATTTAGGGGTAAATACTACAGCATTGCATTGTAGTGCTGCTATGAGCATTAAAACATGGTGCTTAGTACCTAAATATCACCAATGGCGTTATGCTCAACCAAGTATGCCATGGTATCGCCACATGAGACTAATTTACCAAGACGATAGAACATGGAAAGAAGTCATTGAGCAACTTAATATCTAACGAATATAGGGAAATGCAGGCAAAACTGCATGAAAACCCTGAATATGGTGTAGCAAGTGTCGCTTATGCACCTATTGTAGATGAAATTATCAAGAACCATAACATTACTAACCTATTAGACTACGGTGCAGGTAAGTGTAGACTAAAAGATGCAATAAAATGTGTAGTAAATTACACACCTTATGAACCAAGTAACGAATTATGGAGTCAAACACCAGAACCATGCGAATTTGTAGCATGTATAGACGTTCTTGAACATATAGAACCAGAATTACTAGATAATGTACTAGATGACTTGCAAAGAGTCGTAGATAAATATGGTCTGTTTACAATACACACAGGTCCAGCACAAAAAATTTTACCAGATGGTCGTAATGCTCACTTAATTCAGCAACCACTAGCATGGTGGAGTGAAAAACTAATTAAGCGTTTCACCATTCTAAAGCAAGTATCCATAGGTAATGGATGCCTTGTCTTTCTGAAAAAACTTTAAGGAAATTAAATGGCTTTTACCAATTACACTAGCTTTGTAACGGTAGTGAATAACTATCTTGCACGTTCAGACTTAACTGCACAAGTGCCTGACTTTATCCAATTAGCACAAACAAGATTAAGTCGTGATTTAAGAACTGAAAAGATGTTGCAAGTAGCTATTGCTGCAATTACTTCAGGTGATGGCACAGTATCTTTACCTTCAGATATATTAGAGGTAAGAGAAATACATTTACAAGGTAACCCACCTGTTATTTTAGAGTATCAGTCACCAGACTTATTCTTTAAAAATGGTCAAACGTCACTATCAGGTAGACCACACTATTTTACAATGTTAGGTTCAGAGTTCCAATTTGCACCAACACCTAATGGTAGCTTTACGGTTCAAATTTTATACTATGCACAACCAACATTTATATCTAGTACAACAGCAAGTAACTTGTATCTAGCTAATTACCCAGACGCTTTACTATATGCAACTCTAGCAGAAGCAGAACCATACTTAATGAATGATGCACGTATTCAAACATGGTCAGCTTTATATGACAGAGCAATTGCTAACATTAAGAAAAGCGATTTGGGACAAACTTACCCATATACTTCACTCAGCGTAACACCACGATAAAGGAAAAACTATGTCAGAATTTAGTAATTACTTAGAAAATGCACTTATCAATGCAGTTTTAAGAAACACAACTTACACATCACCAGCAACAGTTTATGTATCACTATGGACTTCAGACCCTACAGACGCAGGTAGTGGTACAGAAGTATCAGGTGGTTCATACGCTAGAACTTCAGTCACATTTGGCGCACCTTCTAACGGTGTCACATCTAATAGTGCTGACGTTACATTCCCACAAGCTACAGCTTCATGGGGTACAGTTGGTTGGATTGGTTTAAATGATGCTTCTACAAGCGGTAACTTATTATTCCATACACCATTAGATACAAGCAAAACAATTGACTCTGGCGATATTTTCAAAATTGCCTCAGGTTCACTTACAGTCACATTAGCTTAAGGATAAGTCATGGCTCTAGTCTTAAAAGACAGGGTACGAGAAAATAGTACCACTACAGGTACAGGCACATTTACGTTATCAGGTGCAGTAAGTGGCTTCCAAACATTTTCTTCTGCTGTTGGTAACGGTAATACAACGTATTACTGTATTGTTAATGGCACAGAATGGGAAGTAGGTCTAGGAACTGTAGGAGGTGGTACATTATCACGTGATACTGTTTTATCATCATCTACAGGTTCTAAAGTAAACTTTACTTCAGGAACTAAAGACGTATTTTGTACATACGCATCTGCAAAAAGTGTATACAGAGATAGTTCAGATGTTGCTGTATTGTCATCTACAGATATTACAACTGGTTTAGGATTTACTCCATTACGACCATCTAATAATTTATCAGATGTATCATCTGTTTCTACATCAAGAACTAATTTAGGTGTAACTGCAACTGGTTCAGATACAACATATGCTTATCGTGCTAATAATTTATCAGATTTAGCAAATGCTACAACTGCAAGAACAAATTTAGGTTTAGGTTCTATTGCTACACAAGCATCATCTAGCGTATCTATCACCGGTGGTTCAATAGATGGTACTACAATTGGTGGAACAACACCTGCAGCAGTCACAGGAACTGTTTTAACTGCATCTAATGGAATTATTTTAAATAAAATGACTATTGCATCAAGCTATTCTATTCCT